TCAGTGTTTAGGCTTGGAGCGGGTGCCAGCCTGCTCCAGCCGCCTCACTGCCGCTGCCGCCATCCGCCCGTTCCGGGGGATGTACGTCTCCAAAATTTTCCGGGTCTCCTCGATTGTGTGGCCGCTTACAGCGGCAATCTGGATGTCCGTCGCACCAGCCTCGGCCATGCGGACCATTGCGGTGCGGCGAAGGTCTCGGTTCTGCAGTCCGGTCAGGCCCGCCGCCACAGTCACCTTCCGCCACCCGTGCCGGAAAGTGTCCGCGTTCCAGGGCTTACCGTTGCGATCCGTCAGGATGTGCGTCGAGACGCGGGGCGCAGCCTCCAGAGCCTCACGAAGCACCTTATGGGCGGGCACCTCGACCAGCGCCCCGGTTTTGCTCTGCCGCACCCGGATGGCACCGCCCTGATACTGAGCCCAGGTCATCGCCAGGTTGTCGCCCTGCCGCTGGGCGAGGAAAGCATGCAGCAGGTAGGCAAGGCGCATCTCGGGCCCAGCGTGCTCCAGGAACAGCGCCTCGGCCTCCAGGCTCCACACGGCCTGCCGGGGCCTCACGGTAAGCTGCCGCGGCCGGGATGCCGGGTTGCTGGGCAGCTCGCCGCGGTCCACCGCCCACCCCAGCACCAGACGAAACACCCGCACCACGTAGTTGGACAAATGCGCCGTGGCAGCGAACTTGTCGCGAATGGCGTAGGTCACTTCCCGGTCGATGTCAGCGATGGGGAACGGCCCGATCATCGCCTCGACGCGAGCCAGCATCGCCGCATAGTCGCGCTGGGTCTTCTCCCGCAGCTCGGCGAACTCGGGCGACGCCTTGTAGCGCTTCACCAGATTGGCGAAGGTGCCCGTGATCGTCTCCGGCGGCCGGGCCTCGGCGCGGTCGTTGAACTGCCGGAGCGTGGCCATGAACTCGGCGTCGGTCGGGCATCCGGGAAGACGGCTGCCGTCATCGGGCGCGCCGGGGCGGCGGTAATACCAGTATTCCCGGCACCACAGACTCCCATCGGCGCGGCGCCGCTCCCTCACCTGCCGCTTCACGTACCGCAGATCAACGCGAACCACGGATCGCCTCCAGCATCGCAGACTTGGCGGGCGGCGCATCCACCTGCTGCAGCAGGCTGGAGCGGCGGTCAAAGGCGTGGTCGAGGGCCTGCCGATCCCAGATCACGCGCCGCATGTCCTGGAACCTCACGGGCTGCGGCATCTCGCCAGCCTTCACCAAGCGGTCGAACACGTCGGGGCAGACCCCGACATACGCGGCCGCCTGCTCGCGGTTCAGGCCACGGGGCGGAAGGCTCAGAGGAAGGGCATCGTGGCGCGGCACGGTCAGACAGCCACCCCCTGCCCTCGCGGATTCCAGCCCTCGATCTCCCGGATTTCGTCCGGGTCCAGGATGTTGGCTTCGACCGCAATCTTGTGCGACTGCCAGCGGGCTTCCGCGTCGGCCCGCATCAGCCCCGACATATCCAGCTCCAGCATGCAGTCCGCGCTGCTACTGCCGAAAACGCTGCGCTCAAACTCCGCTTCGATCTTCCGGGCCATCGGCGCCAGGCTGAACTGCGCGAACCACCGCCCCGCCTCGCGCGAGTTGGTGAACGTGCCGTGGCTCAAGTCCTGGATGATCGGCGGCGGAACTTGAAACAACCGGCACAATTCTTCGACCGAAAACCGCCGGCTCTGCAGCAGTTCCGCGTCCTCGGGGCTGATGGTGGTGCCCTCGTACTTCCAGTCACCTTCCAGCACCGGAAGGCGCCCTTCCTGCTGCGCCTGCCGGAACGCCTCCGCCACGACCCGCGCCTGCTCTCGCTGCGTACCGTTGAGGTAGTGCGGCGTGACGATGTGCCCGGAAGCCCGAAGGCCGGTGCCGTAGAGCTTGCTCACCGCATTGTTGGCCGCAATCGCGATGCCCAGAACTTCGGGGGCGCGGCTGATCCTACTGCGGCCAACGATGCCGTCATCCGAACGGTCGCGGACGTGCAGCACCTCGCCATCGAGAAGGCGCCGCCGCGTGCCGCGCTCGTCCGACACGTCATAGGCCAAGCGCCCGCTGGGGAGCACGACAACCTGCACCGAAGGCCAGGGCACCGGGATCAGCGCCGTAGGGCGGCCTGCGCCGTCATAGGCCACCTCAGCCAGCCCGTTGCCGTGCAGCAGCGTCTGGCCCACCAACCACTCGATGAAGTCGGGCCATGTCTGCCGGTCATTCGGGCGGCGCGTCAGACGGGCCACGGGATGGTCAACCAGTTCCACCCGCCCACGCGGCGCCCTCCGATAGACGAACACGGGTAGCGACGCCATGACGCTGCTCACCGCGCCAATACAGGCGGAGACGGTCGCCAAGTTCTCCGCCAGGCGGGGGCTGATGGACTGGCCGCCGGGCGGCGTGGCGATGCCGAAGAAGCGCCCGAAGCTCTCGGCATCCAGCGCGCGGGTTTCCGGCTTGCGGAACAGGCGGGAGAGGAGGCCGGCCATCAGATCGTCTCCAAATAGCGGCTGCGCAGCAGGGCGGCGGCTTCGGCCCGCCCCATTGCGCGGGCTCGCGCGCTGATGCTGGTCTGTGAGTAGGCCGGGAAGCTGTGGACTACGCTGATTTCAACCAGCTCCACCGCCCGCAGTTCTCGCTGATCCCGCGCGGGCCAGGCTTCGTCCTTGACCCGGAAACCGAAGCTCATCCCGCCCAGATCCCGGCGTTCCGCCAGCGCCAGCACATCGCGGCCAAGCTGCGTGTCGGGAACATCGATCTCGAACCGCAGCCCCCGCGCATCCTCCTCCAGCCGCAGCGTGCCGCTGCCGGTCCGGGCGAGAAGCCGGGTGGGGTCATGATCCAGCAGCGCCAGGATGTCGCTCCTGGCGGCCAGGGAAGCCCGGAAGGCGCCCGCCCGGATCGTCTCCCGGAAGCCGCCAATGGCGGCCTCGGTTCCGAACGTCGCGGCGTAGCCCTCCAGGCGCCGGCCGGCGGCACGCAGCTCGGTTGCTGCGCGCCTCTCCAGCCCGTCAGGGAAACGGGCCGGGGTCATCAGGCCACCAGATCCGTGATGGCCGCGAAGCTCTCCGGGTGACGCACCGCAATGTCTACGGTCATCATGGCCCGAATGCTGACATTGCCCTTCGAGTAGGCGGTGCTCTCGAACGGATTTACCAGAAGGTCCAACTCGCTCCACACCCCGATCAGGAGATCGGACCAGTTGCCGTAGATGGCGGCGGAGAGGTTGGTGCCGGTCCCCTTCGTCAGGTTGCTCGGCACGATGTTGGAGACAGCGACGCGCTGGCCCTGAAACATCACATCGAGGCCCAGCGGAATACCGGCGCTGTCCTTCACCTTGGCCGCAGCGCGGCGGACCTTCGTGTTGGTCAGGAAGCCCATGCTGGTGCCGTCAGCGTTGGCGTCCTCCACCAGCCCCACCAGGTCGGCCAGCTTGTCGAAGGTCGGCGCGCTGCCGTTGGTGCCCATCGCCACCGTGCCAATCCCGGCGGTGTTCAGGATGCCGGTCGGCTGGTTGTTCGCTCCCGTGCCGGAGATGGCCGCAGCGTCCAGCAGCTCGGAGAGCGTTGCCGCCATGTCGTTGCGGGCAAGCTGCTCCACGTCCGGGCTCGCCTGCAGGATCATATTTCGGCTCCATTCGCTGATGGCGCCTGCGTGCTTCGGCGAGAGGGTGATGGCCTCAAATTGCGGGTCGCTGTTGGGCAGTGCGGTATTCTCCGCCACCCACCCGGCGGTGATGCTCGCCTTCCGGCGCGGGATGGAGAGGTTGCCCGTCAGGCCGGTCAGCACCGTTGCGCCCAGGGAGCGCACGCGGGTCGTGTTCCGCAGCCGGTCAATGAACAGGTCGGGGCGGTGCTCGGTGGCAATCAGGTTGCTGCCCGGACCACCGGCCGGCGCGGCGGTCGTCAGCACGCGGCGCTCGATGGGCTGGCCCATGTGCCAGAACATCCCCTGCGCCTTTCGGCCGGAACGACGCTCCAGCTCGGCGCTGATCTCGCGGGCGCGGCCGGCGGCGTGATCGGTTCCGCCCATCGCGGCGCGCACCACGTCGAGCATGCCCACACGGGCAATCTCGCGGTCCAGGCTGACGTCACCCGTGCCACCCACGGGCTGGCCCTGCATCCGGCGCTCAGCGTCGTCCAAGGTGGCCTGCCGGGAGATGCGCTGTTCCAGCGTCTCCAACTCGCCCTTCAGCGTGTCCCAGCGCGAGCGCTGCTCGGGGGAGAGATCGCCGTCGTTCCCGGCAGGGGTTTCATTCAGCGCACGCAGGTCGGCAGCAATAGCCGCCCGTCGCTCCAGGAGATCACGCAGCATGGTTGGTGTCCTTCGAAGGATCGGCCGCCATCCCGGCGGTCAGAGGAAAAGTGCAGGCTCGGCGCCTAGTCCGGCGGGCTGCATCCCGCAGCAAGCCATCGGCGGCCGTTACGGTGTGGCCGGCCTGCGCGGCCTCTCTCCGCGCCATCCCGGCGCAGAAAGCGAATTGGAAGGGGCGGGCGGCCGAGGTTCCCGAGAGGCGCCGCTGGGCCTCGACCGCCTTATAATCCGGACGCCCCGCACCCGGCCCTTTCCCAGCGGCAAACTTGAGCACCGGGCTCCATTGAAGGATCGGACGCTTCGCAGCGTTCGCATGGCTGCCCGAGGCCATCATGGGGGCGGTGCTCAACTTTCGAGCGCCGCCCGAAGGCGATGAAAAATCGGGTCCACGTGGACCACAATGGCGTCCTCACTGCGCCCCTGATGCGAGCGTGTCAGCAAGGCGGTCGCCAGCGTCTGGGCGGGGCGCCAGCAAATGGCGTGTCCCTCGGTCGAACCCTCATAGGCGACCAGGAGCGTCTGGCCCTCTTTGAAAAGGTGACAGGGCAGACGCTCAACGGTCGGCTCCGGGCCATCCCACGCGTCGTTGCCCACATCGGTGAAGCCGGCGGCGATCAGGGCCGCGTGGCGCGTCTGCAGCCCCATACGGTTGAGCTTCACCGTCAGGGCGAACTGGAGGGCACGCTGAAAGCTCCAGAGGAAGGCACCACCCGGCTCCGCCGCTGCCCGCTCCGCCTCCGTCAACAGGATCACGGACGGCTTGCGGAACACCAAGTGCTTCATCTTGTCGAGGGGAACGCCCACGGCACTGCAAACCTTGGGGGACGGATAGCGGGGCGAGTACAGAGAATCTTCGAACGACATAGGACTGCCTTCCATCTTGAAAGGCAGTGTAGCCCCTACACTGTATCTGTGCAAGGGTTACACAGCCCTAGGCAGTAAGAATTTTCCGGCCGTTTAGCCCGCTGCTGCTGCACGGAGCAGCCACCGCTTACTGCGGGCAAGGCGCCACTGATTTACGACAATCCGCCCGCGCCAGAAGCCAATCAGCACGCGGAGCAGCAGGACCGTTGCCCCACGCTTGGGCAAGCCTAGGAGGCTCCGACTCATGCGCCGCCTCCTGCCCCAGCCAGCAGCTTCCGCGCCTGCTCCCCGAGGGCGCGCAGCAGATCGGCCTCGCCGTCCATGAGGTTCCACCCGGTGTCGCCGTCCAGACGTTCAGACAGCACCACCAGGCGGCGCAGCAGCGCGGCCAGGCCGCCGGGGTTCTGCTCGGTCAGGGCGTCGAGCGCCGCGATTTCCTCCTCACACCATGCCTCCACCAGGTGCCACTGCTCGTTCGGCAGGCCCTCAATGGCATCCTTCTGCGCCATGACGGCGCGGTAGGCGGCGAGCGCAGGGTCAGCGGGCGCGGGAGCGGCCGAGGCCAGTGCGGGGGCGGCAACAATCGGCAGGAACGCGGTCATGGTGGATCTTCTGCTGATGCGGCTGCTCATGGCTGGCGGCCCCCTTCGGGATTGCCACCGCAGGCCACCCAGATCCCGTCCAAGTTCGCCTCGGCCTTGCGGCGCAGATCGTCGAGCTGGCGGCTGAGGAAGAACCCCAGCGCCTGGGCCGTGCAGCACTGGTCTTCCATCACCTGCTCAAGAACCAGGTCGAGCAGGGTTACCACGTGGCCGATGTCAGAGAGCGCGGCATCGACCGCCTCGTAATGCTCGCGGATGTCTTCCGGGATGGGCGGCATCAGATCAGCCCTCCGGCGAGCATCAGGCCGAAGCCGAGGCCGCCGAGCGCGACGGCCGCGACATAGCCGGTCATGAGGGCGGAGACGGAAAGCCGTTCCCCCATTCGGGGGAGCGGCGGCAGATCGCCGTTGGCCAGGTAGGCCAGGGCGCGTTGCGGGCGGGTCGGGAAGTGGCCCAGGCCCGTGGCGCCCCCTCGTCTTCTCCGTGGCGCCGCCGGCAGAGCCGACAGTCTTCTTCTGGAAGCGGGCACGGTTGTGCTATCGGCGCGGGTAGCCATTGCCGGTTCTCCATAGGAACAGGTGGTGGTCAGGCCGGGCTTGGAGGTGCGAACTCCTTGCTCGGCCGCACACAAACTCATACAATGCGAGAGTCCCGTCAAGGGAAATGTGTGAGGATGTGTTAGATGGCTAAGACGGAGGCGCTTTCCTTCCGCATTCCACCGGACATGAAGGCGGCGCTGGAGCAAGCAGCCAAGGACGACGACCGCTCTGTATCCTCGCTGGTCGAGCGGATCCTGAAGGCTTGGCTGAGGGAGAAGGGGTATCTCGATGACCGTGCTGATTAATGCTGCCGCACTCACCGACGATGCATTGATCCGCTACGACATCATGATGGTTGAGGCCATCACCAAGATCAGAAATCTATCGGCTTTGGCAGACAGCATTTGGGTCGAAGTTCTCAAGGAACTCGATGTCAGAGGTAGGGTGCGCCTCGTTCATGGCTCGTATGACGATATTGGTAACGCGCTGATTCAGCGTCTCGACTACCCGTCGCCCCAGCACTAGGTGAAATCTCTCCCGCCTTTCGGGTCTAGACCGCGCCCCCAAACGGGAAAGCGCGTCCACAAAACGGAGGTTCGAGTTGGCCGCCCCGCCTGACCGTCTACCCCCAGCCTCCACGCCGCCCTGGAGGTGAAGCGAGGCCTGGAGGAGGGGCATCTCTCGGCCGGCCGAGGAGAAATGAAAATCTCTCAGCACTGGCTGACGTAGACCGCGCCCCCAGCCTCCCTGCGCTAAACGGCAACAATTTTTCCCCGGCCAAAAGTTTTATTCGCAGGCGGGAAAACTCTCCTGGGGGTGCGGTCTGGAATCGTCAGCCCTCAGCGATTTCATTCGGCGCGGGCGGGGCGAGACATTCCCTCCTCCAGGGCGGCGTGGAGGCTGGGGTAGAGGACGGGCAGCCGCCGGCCGGGCACGGCCAGGGCAGGGCGTGGTTGCCCCTCGGGATCGGCGGCATCGGGCAGCAGCAGCACCCGGATAGGTCCGGCGCTCATGCCCGTCCTGCCCGGCCCGGCTGGCACCCGGCAGCCACGAGCCTTGCCTTCTCCTCTCGTGCGCCCTCGTAGAAGGCATCGGACAGCAGGAGCACGTCGCGCAGGCTGTAGCCGGCATCGGCCGCCGCTTGCTGTACCTGATGACAGGTCGCCAGCAATGCATTGCGGGAAGCCGACGCCCCCAGCTCTGCCAGCATTTCCTGCGCGTAGGTCACGCCAGCGGCGCGGGCGTCCCGAAGATCATCGGAACCAATGGCGATGGGATAGCTCATGCCGCCCTCCAAGCCCGCGCGAGGCGGCGCAGAGCGTGCGCCAGCTCCGCCTTCTCCATGTGGAACTGCTCGGGGTCTCGGCGGTCGGGAGATAGCCGGACCACGCGCTGCGCCAGGTCTTCGAGGGAGTGTCGCAGTGACGCAGTGACGCACAGTGCCGCATTTTTCCTATGTGCCGGCGCTGCTCCCTCCTCCCCTACCCCTCCACCCCCTGTTCCGTTCTCCTCCGTACCTCGAAGAGAAAGTGCGTCACTGTGCGTCACTGGCCGCCTAAGTGACTGTTTTTGCCTGATGTCGAAGTGACGCACTTGAGGAAGTGCGGTACTCATGCCCGCGCCTCCTTCACCCACCAGCGCACCCCGTTGGACGCTTTCCGTTCCCACCCCAGACGCTCCAGGGCTGCGCCGATGCGGCGCTGGTCCGCCGTGCCGATCCGCGCCGTGTCGAAAGCAAGGGCGCCACGGGCCACCTCCAGCACCGTCACCTTGGACTTACCCACCAGCCACTCGGCAATGGCCTGCTCCCAGGCATCGGCCTCATACCGCTTGTCCTGCTCCGCCCTGATGTGCTCGGCCTCGAACTCCCGGCTGGGCCACCAGGCGGCACCGTTCCGGTAGAGCGCCACGGCCTCCGCAAAAAGCTGATCCCGGTCCCGCTTCAGCGCCTCCACGGCGAGCACCGCGCCCACCTTCACGGGCCAGAAGCGCCGGCCGCCGGTCTCGTCGCGCAGGTATGCCGCCTTGTTCGTCGTGCCGATGAACACGCACTGGCGGGGCTCGATCACGTCCTTTCGGCCATAGCTCGGCCGATATCGCTCCACCGGCCGGGTGATGAACGCCTTGAGGGCGGCGGCCTCCGCCTTGTCGAGGGCGCTCATCTCGGCCACCTCGATCAGCCACTTGCCGTTGAGGTGCTGGCTCACGTCCTTGCCGCCGCGAATGTCGGGGAGATTGTCGCTGAACCATGGGCCGCCCAGGATGGCGCAGGCGGTGGACTTCATGGCCCCCTGCGGGCCTTCCAGAACCAACATGTAATCGCACTTGGTTCCCGGCTCGAACACGCGGGCGACCATGGCCACCAGGAACATGGTGCCGATGCCGGCGGTGTAGTCGGTCTTCTCCGCGCCGAGGTAGGTGTGCAGCCAGGTTCCCAGCCGTTCAGTGCCGTCCCATCGCAGCCCGTTCAGGTACTCCTGCACCGGATGGAAGCCGCGCTCGCGGGCGCGCAGGGCCACGGCCTGATGCACGGTATCCTTCGACACCCGCTCAAGCCCCTGCCGCTGCAAGAACTCCTGAATGCCCGACACGTCCGCATCCTGGATGGGGCGGGCATCCTCGGCCGGGCACAGGCTGGAGGGCACCGGCTTGGCCAGGATCTCGGCGCGGAGCATCTGGTCGTAGGCCAGAATCTCCTTGAGCTGCGGATCGCGCCGCAGGGCCAGCATTGTGTTCGCGAGGTTGGAGCGGGCCTCGCCTTCCCGGTCGGTCTGGCAGTGCTCCAGCCAAGCCGGCGCGTCCTGCGGCTCCTGTGCGGCCTCGCCCAGCTTCGCGCGGGCTGACGACACCGCGCGGGGGATGTCCTCATACCGCTTCTGCCAGCGGTCGGGCTCGGTTGGCGTGTTCCGCGCGGCTTGGGGTATGCAGTGATACAGCCCCCGCAGCGTGAGCACCGCCTGAGCGTCCGCCATGCCGCCCTTGAGCCAGCGCATGGCCAAGGTGCGAGTGCAGCCGTGCATCTCAAGGCCAGACAGGAGGTTGGCGACCAGCTCGGCCATGTCCCGCGTCTCGCCGGCCGCCTGCTCTCCCGTGCTTCCCGCCGGGTTCGGCTCGCTCTGCGCCTTACCAGTCCAGCCGTTGTCCAGCTCGTCCGCCTCGTCAATGGGCTGGCCATCCACCAGCGCGACGAAGTGGGACGGATTGGAACGGACGGAGCCGTAATAATAGCTCTGGCTCAGTGTCCAACTCTCCGGCGCCAGGATGCCCCGGAACAGGCCGTTGAGGCGGCCCATCAGGTGGTCGCGCTGGTCAGGGCGCAGCTCTGCAGAGGCCGGGCACAGCACCCGCCAGCGCGGCGCGGCGGCCGTGTGGCTGGGGCTGGTGTAGATCATGCCGAGGATGCCGGCCTTCTCCAGCACCTCCACCGCCTCCTCCGGCGTGACCTTGCCGCCGTCGTAGTCGGCTTCGACGCCCGTGATGGCCAGCACATTGCCGTCATGGCGCAGGCTGTTCTTGTCGGTGCGGGCATCCCCGAACCGCGCCAGCTTGAGCCAAGGCAGCTTGTCCTTCTCCCGCTTGGTCTCCAGCCGGATCGTCTCGGCCAGGGTCCGCAGGGTGTAGGTGCGTTGCTGCTTGGTGCTAGCGCCGTAGTCGAAGAAGTGTGTTACCTCAAAGGGGAGGTCGAGCGCGGAGCTGGTAGCGCCCTCAGCGGTGCTGTAAGATGTTCCCAGCTCTACGTCTAAGCTATTGAAGTTGTTCAT